TGAGGAGAAAAAGGAAGAATAAACATATCCGCTTATTATAACTTGCTAAATGAGCAATGAAAAAATACAAAGCAATCGCCATCCCAGTCACATTTGAGGGTGATCGGCCTCGGTTTCTCACGGTGAGAGATCGAAGATTTAAGGATTGGATTTTTGTGACGGGCGGGTGTCGACGCCGAGAAATTTTCAACCCCTTAAGATGTGCCCTCAGAGAATTAGAAGAAGAGACACGTGGTGTTGTGGCTCTTAAAAAAGGAGAATATACGGAGTTTAATTTTACAGTTAAAGAAAATGCAACGACCGATTTAGTCTATAACGTATTTGTCTTTTTTGTAAATTACAAAAGACCCGATCAGTTGGGTATGATTAAGAAGTTTAATGATGAGAAATTAAAGACAAATTTGAAGAAAATTAACAAAGAACCCATAAAGAAAACATTCGATGAGAATGATTTTATGAGCTTTGACACTCTCGACGAGTTTAATAGTAGAAAGAGGTGGGACCTCATAGTAAAAAATGTAATACAAAATCCAGAATTTTATTCGTGTGTGACTTCACTTAATAGAAAAACCTTTTCTATAAAGTAGAATGAAGTCCAAGACTTACATCTTAAAACAGATCAGAGATCTTCTTATTGATAACAAAGCTTTCAGTGAACGTCGAGCGGACCAGTACATCGATGGTATCAAGGAAAAGACGGTATATGAGCTTCTTGTTATTAAAAAGGATTTGAGTACGGCAAAAAAAGAGTATCACGACGTCTCTTGCATGCGGTCCATTCAGTACGACTACCATCAAGATGATTAAAAGGATGACGCTCTATATTGGTAAGTATGTTCAAGGCATGGTGTTCAAAGAACAAATTCACGAAGGGTGAAAAGCAGAATCGTTCACACGTTCTCATGAATGGCGGTTCGCTTTACATTCCCCACGACAAAGTCGACGAATTTTGTGACGAGTACATCAAGGCCATAGCCAATAAAGAAAAGTTGTATCTCGTGGAACAAAAGACGCCGACGTACAACTTTTTCTTGGATATCGACTACAAAGATCAAGACGCCATGGAGCTCGACTACTTGCAAAAGTTATGCAGAGTCATATGCGACAAGGTGAAAATTTTTGGTGGTCGTGATTGTTTGATATGTGTGGCAAAGCCAAAAAAGACGGACGATGATCTCATGAAGACCGGTGTACATTTAATATGGCCAGGGTTTGTCGTCGATCAAGAAGGAGCCAACAATCTTCGTGATCACGTCATCGCGACATTGACTTCCGTGTTCAAAAATAAAAATTGGAATCAGATTATCGATAACTCCGTATATGGTGACACAAAAAAGCGAACAGCCGGAAGTGGCTTTCGAATGCCATGGTCCTATAAAAAGGGAAAGCACATCGCGTGTCAGGGTCAAGGTTGCCCAGAATGTGACAACACTGGAAAGATCACAGAACCTCCGTATCTTCCGATCTTTCGATACGTCTACGGACATGTCATGTGTCGTATTGATACGTTGACACAGGAAGCATCGATTGACATTCTAAAAGATTCCATCGTTCGGACCAACATCACAGAAGTTACACCTGTTCCAGCTCTCAATGGTAACAAAAAGAATGAAGGATCATTCACCCAGGCTCAGATGAAGGATGAGTTTGTCGACGATGAAGTCAAGGCTCACTTGGAAACATTCATTCGACAAAATATGGAAGGTCAAGAAGATGCGAGAATCACGAAGATGTTTCATCACAAAAATCAATACTTGGTATCGACGACCTCAAAGTATTGTGAAAACCTTGGAAGAGCTCATAATTCAAATCACATTTGGTTTCATGTCGTCGGCAAAGTCATCGTCCAGAAATGTTTTTGTAGATGTGAAACCATCCGAGGTCGGTTACATGGTTTTTGCGCAGACTTCAGAGGACGAGAGCACATGTTACATGATACCATCATCTCTAAAATGTATCCAGATGTGAAACCACCTGTCCGGCCTAAAACGCCTCCACAGAAATCTCCAGTCGAGACAGACAAGGCAGTAGAAGCTCTTAATGCATACATCAACAAATGTATACGTCCAACGAAAATCATCAAAGTTACGAGAAACAAGTCAAAATTTATAGCGGACGGTGAAATGACGGAGTGTGATTACGGTCACAGAACAACCTGCCAGTTTATCGTCGATAAGTCCAGCATAGAATTGAAATGCCCAGACTGTAAACAGCCACATAGGAAGAATATACTCAACACAAAAACAAAGGAAATTTTATTTCCGGCTAAAAAATAAGATGTCGGTCGTATTGTTTGCAGCCGCTGCATATCTCACAAAATTACTGACACATAAGGATATCCAGGTGAATAAACTGGATGAACTCCTTAAAAAGGCTCACGGATACTCAGGCCTAGATAAGGAAAACTTCTACAGCTTTGTCACAAACTTCAACATGTTCAAAGAGAACATTCACACCGTTGAACTCGCGACCCTCTTTCTTTATAAAGCGATCGAACATCTTGAGAACATTGGCCTCATGACAGAATTCCAGGAAGAAATCAGCGAATTAGCGAGTATAATCGGTTATTTTGGAGAACAAGAGATAATGAACGCCGCAATTAATAAAAACACTGCGTTTCATCCCAAATACTTAAACAGTAGACTATAGTAGAACGATGATTTCCAGATCTGGTCGTGTTATTAAGAAGCCTGAAATGTACACTCCCGATGAGAAGGTTGAAGATGATTACGACGAGGATGAATACGACACCGAAGATGATGGAAGTGATATCGAGACGGATGAAGAATATCATTCGGAGGACGATGACGATTACGATGACGACGAAGATGTCGACGAAAATGGAAACTTGAAGGATTTCATTGTCGACGACGAAGAGGAAGATGACGATGACGATGAAGAAGAAGCTTAAAAAAATCAAGGTACTTAATAAAAATGGAGGCTGATATTGGTAACCCCATCGAATTTGATAAAATGCGAAATGAACCGGAAGAAGAAGAACCGGAATATTACCAACCTCAACCACAACCAATGATGTATCCACAGATGATGATGTATCCCGGACATCCACAGAAAAGCAATGACATATTTTCCAATATTGACAAATCAACTTGGATCATTGGATTCGTTGTTTTCCTTTTAGGTTTCTTCATGGGTAAGACGATGCAACCCGTCATTCTTAGGCCCGGATAAGAGGGTATCCAAAGAGAGCGTCAGTATATTCATAAGGAAAGTTCCCTTCAAAATCACCAGTTGATCCACGTTTCCTTTCTGTAAAATACGCACGACTTGTAATTAACGGGTCTTTGAGCTGTGCAGCCAAAACTTCCGTTGCTGTATTCATCTTCTTTTTGACATTTTCAGGTGATGTGAAAAAGAAGATCGCAACCACGAACACAATTAGTAGTGTGATGACATTGAGCAACACACTGAACATATTAATACTTACTTATATTTTTCTTACGCCTCACTGGTAACTTCCGGCTCACCCTCGTCTTCATTTTGTTCTTCGATGACTGCATCCGTGCTGGACGTAGCTTCACGTTGCTTGCGTCGCTCTTCGACTTCAGCCGCAACGACCGCGTCGGCCTCCTTGACCAACTCTTCAATCGGTGCGTCCGGCTTTTCCTTCTTGAGACGTTCCAAGACTTCGGCCGGGTGACTGATCGGAGCTTCATCGGGCTTGTTGTAGTATTTAGAGTTTTCATCACCCGGCTTAATGTAGGTTGACTTTACTTCCATCATGTCACGCTTGCGTTCTTCGAACATCTTCGCAGCGAGGGCTTGGTTTTCCTTGTAGCCAGACATGATCTCTTCGAGCTTTTCGTTGGTATAATGAACATCTTCAATCTTATCCACATCCGGCGGAATCAAGAGCCACTTATACATGTCAACCACGTAAATGTCAAAGGTCGCGTCTTCCCGCTGAAGACGCTTCGCGTGATTCGCCGCTTCTTCGCGGGTATTGAAGCAACCTCGAATCTTAATACCAAACTTGTCATTCTTCTGCGGAGCTTCCGGACCCACGACGGACAAACACGCGTAAATCTGACCCGGGACGGTGGTGTAATCTTGTTCAAGCGAAGCCATTTATAGCTATGCTTACACCAAAAACTTTAAGCCTTTTCAAACTTAAGTCGATTAAGAACTTCCTTCGATATTAAGACATGGAAGAAATACGCCGAGCCCATAACGCATATAAGCGTGACCTCATCCAGAGTGTGACCCGCGAAGGGGATCAGATATTGGATGTGGGATGTGGGTGCGGAGGTGATCTTCAAAAATGGAAACATGCGGGCGCAAACATAAGCATGTGTGATCCAAACGAAGAGTCTATCGAGGAAGCGAAAACAAGGGCTCGTAATCTCAAGATACGCGTCAACTTTTATCACGGAGATATATTCAATTGTCCAAACAGAAAATATGACATCATCTGTTTTAATTTTTCATTGCATTACATCTTCGCGACAGAAAATTTGTTTAGGAACTCAATCCGAGAAATTAGAAATAGAATGAAGCCAGGAGGTAAGTTGATCGGTATCATACCTGACTCTGAAAGTATATTGTACAATACACCCCTCCAAGATGAGCTTGGGAACTTTTTTAAGTTGAAGCATCATGGTAACGGTGACTTTGGTGAAAAACTTTTTGTAGAACTCGTCGACACACCATACTATGCCGATGGTCCAAAGTCTGAACCAGTTGCCTATAAAGATAGGCTCATTCACTCTTTAGAAAATTCAGGTTTTCGG